ATGACGGTCATTCTGGATTCCGATCCAGAAGTGTATCGGCTCGGTTTCGGCGATGAGGCCGCTCTGGGGACGATTCGCGCTGCAAGTGCGAAGAATTTGTTCGACCTTCGGGAGCAATCCGGTGTGCGGATTGGTGTTGTCATTTCGGATGACACGACGATGGTCTATTCCCCGGTGTCGAAGAATATTGAGGCGGGTTCGACCTCGGTGGAGAAGCCCAATGCCGTTGTGCTCTCGGGCAGTGCGGCTGACCGTATCGCCGCTGCCGCTGGTTCGGATACACGCGAAGACGCCCCCCGCCCTGAAGTCGGGAGCAAGGCCCTTGAGCCGGCCAAAGTTCAGCAGATGCAGGCTGACCTGAAAACCAACCCGCCAAAGCCGTTCGATATCACACGGAAGATGAATGTCTTTACGTCCAAGGTTCAGTATGTCGAATTCTCCGCATTGAACTACCGGCTCACGACGCGGCAGATACCGTTGCCACCGGAACTCGTCGATGTGGCCGACGACGATCTTAGAAATCGCATTAGCAGTCGAATCCGGGCGCCCTTGGACGGCATCGGCAAGCTAGAGGTTACGGTCGACAACAACGGGAAACCGGAGTCGATCAAGTTCGATGACGGCTGGCTCAATAAAGAAAGAAAGCGGATCGAGGACGAGTTTACATTTCAGATCAACAATTTTGGGCGGGTGATCCTGTATAGCGACCGGGGTGCGTTCGATAAGGCGACATCCAGGTTCAAAACGATTGTTGAGAAGTATCAGGACGCGCTGCGCGATACGCTGGTCACGAAACAGTCGGAGTTCGAGAAGCGCATCGTTGATGAATTCTCGCGGAGGTGGGAGCAGAACCCGCCGAAGCATTTTGCGCGATGGGGTATCGAGGCCACGCCTGAAAAAATCAGGGGCGAACTACAGCGACTGGCCCAGGAGCTTTTCAAAAGCGCCATCACGTTCGACGCGCCGGTCGTGAAGATTTTATACAAGAACGTGGCGCCGGAGAACATCCGCGACAACAGGTTTCTTGAGGCATTGAAAAGCATCATGCTCAAGAGGCGCGTTCCGCAAGCCATTATCGAGTCGCTTTTCGAGTCGGGACAGGCCGCGCCTGAGACCGGCGCTTTTCTGGGTCGATGAGTGATGATGGCCCCCGAAAATCCACCCGGCTTCGTCGTGCGCACTGAGGCGCAGAAGGCGGCGTCGGACAACGGCTATCGGCAGGAACGCGGCGTCGAGAGCGGGTGGCTGCACTACGCCTCGACCACAGCGCCGGGTTCGATCTGGATCGCCGGCGCTTCCGACCATGGCCCCTGGCTGCTGTCACTCGACCATTCCGGTGTTGCTACGGAGATCGGCGCTCTCCCGGCGGCGCCCGTCCGCGGGCCAGGGCTGGCGACCTTCATGCTACCAAACGTTACGGAACTGCACGTTGCGCTTGACCGTGTCTACAAGCTTGCCATGAGCTTGCCGGAAGCGCCGCTCGATCGCTTCAAGGCCAAAACGGCCAATCTTCCCCGGACGACCGAAGCCGAGCGGATGGTAATCCAGCGCATTGGCCAAGATGTATTCCGCGAAGCCCTGATGAACTACTGGGGCAGCCGTTGCCCGCTCACCGGTATCACCGAACCGGGCCTACTTCGCGCATCCCATATCGTGCCTTGGGCTGACTGCACCGACGCGCAGCGCCTAGATGTGCATAACGGTCTTCTGCTTTCCGCGCTTTGGGACGCGGCCTTTGATCGGGGGCTTATCAGCGTCGCCGATGACGGCACAGTTCTCGTCAGTCCTCAACTTAGCGAGGCGGCACGTAAGACGCTGAACGTAGCCGCGGCGCCGCTGCTTACGGGCCTACATCATGCACACCGTGCAAACTTGGCACTTCACCGCGCTCGCAACGGCTTTTGATGGCTCTGGCTGGACGTTGCATGCTGGAAGTCATGGCACGAGTTTTTGTATATCTCCACCTCAGCACTGCGGCGTTTCCGATTTAGATTGATTGGAATTAGGTCGATCGAAGCAGGGAAAAAGGCTTCAAAGACGAATTCAAGGCGGACCCGTGTCAATGAGTGCCGATGGCATCTATGCCGACAGTCAATGCCCTACCCGACGAGCTTTGGACTAAGATCAGCATCTAGTTTTACAAGTACGCGGCCGATGCAGTTTTCAAGGCCCTAGTTGAATGGCGCGCCAACCATCGCACAAAAGTACGATCGCCAAAGAGGATCGAAAGGGCGCGTTAGCACTCTGTCCGTGACGCCCAAAATATTTCACAATAATCGCAATAACTTAACCTATTGGGTTGAATTTCTTCGCCGACTCACCGTATATTGGCAAAGCAAATTTAAGCGCAGGAGGCGCGCCATGTTGACCCCGTTTGGGATTGCAGTGCGAAAACTACGGCTCGACAAGGGTATGAGACTCTTGGATCTTGCCCGCCTCACGGCCCGCAGCGCCGCCTTCATCTCCGCCATCGAAACGGGCAAGAAGTCGATCCCCGACGCTTATGTTGCGTTGATTGCCCGGGCGATGAAGCTTTCGGCAGCTGAAATCAAGGAATTACGCCGCGCCGCAGATCGTACGCGGAAAGAAGTGCAGGTGGCGAAGCTGCCAGAAGACCAACGTGAACTTGTGGCGGCATTCGCCCGCAAGCTCGATGAGCTTCCAAGCGCAATGATGGCAGACTTGAAAAAGATTGTCCTGAAATCGTCATCCAGCGACATCCCATTTCATCGGAAACGGCGTGGGATATTTGTACCGCCGATGTCTACCGATGTGATCCGCGATTTCGCCGACAAGGTACGGTCCGCGTTCGTTGAAGATTCGCAGATTGATTTTCCAATCATGGATGTCTTGGAGTTTCGAATGGCTAACTTGATTGACGGATTTTATGTCGATGTCCAGGACAAAGAGACGATGGGCCCCGATGAAGGACGAGTTGTTGCGGGCGAAAATGTCATTGCTTTGCGAGAAGACGTGTACGCAGGCGCCTGGGAAGGCAATGGCCGTGATAGGTTCACTGCGTGTCACGAGCTTGCGCATTTTCTATTGCACAGAACGGTGACTATGGCTCGAATGAGAGACGATGCAGACAAGATTTATTGTGATGCCGAATGGCAAGCAGACACGTTTGCCGGGACGCTATTGATGTCTCCTCGGCATCTGCATCAGTTCAAGGATGCTGACGAGGCAGCCGCGGCTTGCAAAATGAGTCCTCCGGCGGCACAGGTCATGTGGAAAAAATACACTGGAGAGGGACGCTTCAAAAGTTCGTCACCTCAACCAGCTTTGTAAGGGAGGCAGTTGGATAAAAAGCCGCCGGGTGCTTGAACACCCGGCGGCTCCGGATACCGCCCCGCGCGGATGAGAGCCGACGTGGGACAGGCCTTGCTAGGCGAGTTGATTTTGAATCAACTCGTTGCCCGCGGTCAATGGCTGGCTCTCGCATGCCTGATAGGAGAGCCATAATGGCAAATCAGGAAACATGTACCTGGGTAGGTAAATCCGGCACCAGGTACACCTACTACGTCTACCCGCGCCACCCCAACCTCAATGAGGGGCAGGACGGGAATTACATCTACGCTAAGAAGAATAGTGATGGCCGATGGGTGCCTGTGTACATGGGAGAGGGAGACCTCGCAAAGAGAGCGACGTCCGATCACCATCGCATTAGGTGCATCGACTCCAAAGGTGCAACTCATGTTCACCTGCACCTGAACGCCAAGAAAGAAGACAGGCGCGCAGAGGAGCAAGACCTTCTGGCAAACTACGTAAACGCGTTATCGCCGGAAGGATGCAACGTTAGCCCAACTGGGTGACGACAAAAGAGCCCAGCCCATCGGCTGGGCTCATTTTGCGCTTGATCGCGACTGGCCGACACTCACCTTTGTCCTATTGGCGGTGAACATTTGAGGCTTGTTCGATTCGATCGAGCCGCCGTTCAATCGCGATGAGCTTCTCGTCCTGGCGCGCCGCCAGAACGACCACCTTTGCGAGCTGCTGGAGTGTGTTTTCGATTTTTGCTACGCGCTGATCGACATTCTGTAGCTCGACCCGCATTCCGTAAAAGGCGCCTGCACCTGCGATAATGAAACTGACGGCGGTCAGGACGTGGCCGTAGTTTATCGTTGGATCAAAGCGTGGCTTGGGCTGCCGGTTTGCGCTGATCTCATCGCTCATCGATACCTCGCTGCAAACAACGACCTATCGCCGGAATATCCGCGCGACCTTCTCGATCGACCGGCCGCCCACATATGCGGTGACAATCATGCCGGTCCAATCGGCGACCATGCCGGTGATAGGATCGGTGGCGCCGAGGCCGAACACCTTGTCCCACACGATTACTTTCCAGAGATAGATGATCACAGGCGCAGCCAGCAGCGGCCGGATGATGGCGGTGTACCAGCGGCCTTGCTCGGCAATGATGACGGCGGTGGCCTCTTTCCGCGCCTCGATCTCCGCTTCGATTTCCTTGACTGCGAGGTCGGCCGCGATCCGATCCTTCGTGTTTGCCGCATCGAGCTTCGCCTTGTAGGCATTGATCAACCCGGCAATTACCGGCCCACCGAGGAAACTTGCTAGCCACGTCCACATCAGCGCTCGTCCCTTTTGAGCGTGCGCCGGCGCGCAAGCTCTGTAATGAGCGCGATCGCGATCATGTAGTAAGGCACATAATGCGGATCGAGGAGGACTTGGATGTTCTCCTTCACGCCAGGAAAATCGAACACTTCGGCGACGGTGCCGAGTGCCGCGAATAGCACTCCGCCCAACGCCACGATGCGCGCCCATAGGATCGTGGCCGAGTGCTTGAACCAGCTTTTGGTCTTTTCCCACCCGGCACGAGGATTGATCACGGTAGTGATAAGCCAAGGCATATTCTTCTCCTAGGATGCGAGTGCCGTAACAGCGGAGACGATTTTCCGGTGAATGATGGGATCGTCATCGATGAGGACGTGCGGCTGATCGCGGCGTTCGGTTATGGCGCGCGCGTTCCAGTGCTGGTCCATCTCGCCGTCGGAGCGCTCGACGACGCCGCGGCCGACTGGATCGATTTTCTGATAGGGGTTGTAGATGCGCTTGACGTTGAGCGGGACGCGAAGCGCGAATTGCGCAGCTGGATCGATCGCAGCAAGATAATCCACCGCGATGTTCAGCGTCGCGAGACGGCCCGCAATCATGATGGCCGCGTTGGCGCCGAACGAGTGGCCATGCAGCGCGATCAGCCGCCCCGAACGACGAGCGGCGACACAGGCATTGGTGAGATTCGCGACATATTCGAATCCGAAAATGCCGTGGTCGTCGGTCGTGGCGCTGACGCCGGCGATTTGGTTCAGGAGGCCAGTCAGCGTGACCATGCCGTTCGACGGAAATCGGCCGAGGCCACGAATATTAAAGGCGCGGACATTGTTCATGGTCGCGCCCTAGACGACCGGCACCGGCACGAGGCCCGGTGTTGGCGCGTGCTGCGCCCGCTGCTGCCAATAGTGGAAGGCGATCCAACCGACGCCGGAGACCAGGACGAGACCGCCGACCACGGCAACAATCGTCCAAGGGTCATGACTGGAGTCGTGCAGCGTCTTGGCGACGGCACCGCCGGCGGCGACCGGTGTCGCGGTCGCCACTTTCTGCAACGTCTTCGGAACGGGTACGACGCCCTTCGCGGGCGCCGCTTGGTTCGGCACCGGTAGTTTCGCGGTGGCTGCAATCGGGTGAGCAGCAAGATTGAGCGAGAACGCCTTGACCTCGGCGACGCGGCGAGCCCAGCCATTGCCGAACACCGGCCAGGTTTTGAGCGCCATCAAGAACCGGAGGCGCTCGTCGTTGATCGCCACGATGATCGCCTTGGCATCGCGCTTGGCGACGGCGTTGAGAACCTGGTCGGTGACAACGCTGGTATCGTCCGGCAAACCAACGACGCGGCGCAGAACTCTGCCGCTGCGCCCGATCCCCGAATTCACGCCATAGTCGAAGATGCTGTAGTCGACGCCAGCGGGCAGCTCATCGCAGCGCTGGGCGGCCCAGTATTTCGTGCGGTAGATCGACTTGGCCTCGTCGAGCCTCATTGCCCGAACGTCGGCCGCCGTGGCATTCGGCTTCACGTACTTGCGGTAGTCGTAAATGGTGATGCCGAAATTGGTCGGCCCGCCGGGATCTGAAGGCTGGTTGGTGTATCCGCCCTCATGAGCGAGCAGGCGCCGCAGCGCCTCGTCGTAGGTCGAAGCCGCCATTGTCTCCTCCGCAAATAAAAATGGCCGCCCGCGGGCGGCCCTTGGCGTGATGACTGTCGTGGTACTGGTGACGCGAGGTTACTGAGTGAGGCACGCCGCCAATTCGGCGCGCGGCCACCAATCGATGCGAGTGATCGGGCTCGTGTTGATCACGTCGATGCCAAGTTGGCGCAGCGGCTCCACGGCGAGCCGCAGCTGAGCCATCTGGATGTCCCAGGTCTGATTGCCCGGCTTGTTCGGCCGCGGATGGGGCAAATGATGATGCGAGCGGCCGTCGTCGGCGCGCCGCATGTCGGCGCCGAGAAGCACGATGCGCTTCACGCCGAGATGGACGGCGAAATTGATCGCGCCTTGCAGGCTCGTGCGCTCACTGACAGCGCAGGAACGATCGAGACTGAGCCCGGGCGGCGGCACTTGACGCCGCAATCGAAGAAGACGCAGCCCTGCAGCCCGAACCGATACCGTGACGATGCGCCCAGCAAAGGCTGCGAGGGCCTGACGCCGGCAATGGGTCTCCCACCAACTGGCGTCACCAAAAAACAGGAAATCAGCGAACGGCGCGGCTTCGTAACTGGAATTGACCACGATCACCCGCCGGCCGCGCAGGAGCGAGAGGTCCTGATCGAGCACGCTGGTGCCGCCGGCAATAATAAAAGCGGTCTCGCCCGCCCACTCCGGCGCGACGTGCCACCAATGCATGATGCCCGACCGTCAGACGCCGATCGAGACGACGGTCAATTGCACCGGAGGCGGCAACGTCGGACCTTCCGATGTGGGTTCGCTCTCGGGCTCGGATTGAGGTTCAGAGCCGGACTCCGATGTCGGTTCGGAAGACGGCTCTGATGGATCTTCCGATCCGCCTTCGCTTGGCGGCTCGCTCTCGGATTCGCTGTCGTCCAAGCCCGCGCTTTGGTCCGCGGCAACGATGGCGTCGCCGAAGATCGCCCAACTGGTGAACCGACCGCCCTCCTGCACCATGGTGGTGTGAGTATCGTGTTGGCGCGCTTCTACAATCTTACAAGCGGCTCCAAGAAACGATCCGTAGGAATGGGCTCCAGCGTTTGGCTGGGCTTGTGTTGCAATAGTCGTCCAGCCGCTAGCGCCATCGCTAGACACAACTGCGCCATCGTTTGTGCCCAGCAGGGCAAGCAGCATCGTGACCTTGGCGGTCGTGCTGATGCCGATGTCGTTCGGTTGCGCGTTGCCAGAACTGTGCGCCGGCAACGCAGCATGCGGGTCCCAGATGCGCGACAGATCGGCGCCACTTATGCCGAAGACGATGAGAGTAGTGCTATCCGCGTCGCCCTCGAACGCCACCCGGATCGTGTCATTGATCAGCGGGCGCTGCGCGATTGCATACCAGACTTCAAAGTCGTTGTTGGTGTCCGGCTCTTTGATAGACGCGCGCTTTTTCCATTCGAGCCCCGCATCATCAACGATGGAGGCAACGGCCTGACCGTGACTCCAATAGCCGCCGTTGTGAACGACGGCGACGATCACGTCGTTGCCGAACGCGGTTGACAGCTTCGCGCTGACGCCGTTTTGAACCGTATAGTCAGCGGACTTGCCGCTGGCGTGACCGTCGATGCCGAACGGGCCACCACTTGTGCCGTATTCGCCGATTAGGCGCAGCGCGTCGACAACAATGCCAGTTGCGCCGGCCGCGCCGAAGGCGGTGGCTGTGACGCTCTCTCCGGAGATTGGATCGTCATCACCCCATTCCGCGTAGACACTCATCGATGGGGCATAGCCCCAATATGTTACGTGAGACAGGTACAGAACCGGAAAAATCGTGGCTTGCCCAACTAAGAAGAAAGGCGTTTCGACCCTCGAGTAGGCGGCCAAGCCTGGTCCCAATCCAAGCAAGAGAACTTTGCTTGCCTCGGTCGAGACCGTAACCGAGTGAGTGCCAGCCGCGCCCTGCGAAACCGCAGGCAAAGCTGCGCTGGTGTCCCATGGCGACGAAGGATCAACGCCTTGAACCGCGAAAGCAATCGCCGCCACGCCCTTGCCGGTCAGGGTTGGGCCGCTTGCCATAGCAACGGTTATGACATCGTCGGTCAGAGTATCTGGCGCCACCGCGTACCAGACGGCGTAGCCGCCGGACGCCAGGCCTAAGCCGCTGCCGTTCCCGCTGATGCCTCCGGCCGTTCGTTGCGCCCAGGTCAGGCCCGCCGAGTCAGTGATGCCAGTAACGGAATTCGAACCCTCCCAGGTGAGCGCTACTATAATGACATCTTCGGTTGCGCTCGTGCTCAAGCGCAGGGTAACCGTCGACCCGCCGGCGGCGGCGTTGATGGCTATGCCGTCGAAATAGGCATAAACGACCGGGGGTTCGCTCTCAGGCTCGCTCTCCGATTCTCCGTCACCTGAGCCAGCCGCAACGATGGCGTCGCCGATCATGCCCCAGGCATTGCTTATAGAACTGTACGTGAGCGACAGGTTTGATTGCGGCGACGATGTAATCACGTAGGCCGCGAGGCCTGACGCTGACTCCTGCGCCGCGGCCGTACTTGAAGGTGCCGTTACGGCTGTTAGTGGCGGTTGGGGGCTCGATATAGAGAAGTAATTCCATGAAGCCGCAAAAGAAAACACGAACGCTTTTTGGGCGGCCGTCGACACTTCAACGCTTTGCGTCCAGCCCGACCCATCGTTGCTCGCCGGCAGCGCGTCGTTTGAATCCCATGGCGCCGACGTATCAGCGCCGGAGACTGCAAAGGCCATGCACGACCAGTCGTCCGTCGTGCTCGCGAAAGTAAAAGTAATAGTGTCGTCCGAAAGTTTTGCCGATGCGATCGCGTACCAGACCTCGATCGCGCCCTTGCCGAATGTCTTACTTGAGCGCCGGGCCCACGAGAGCCCGGCCGTGTCGCTCACGTCAGAAATCGCAATTGGGGTGTTGCTGTTGTGACCCCCCGACTCATTGAAGACACACAGCACGACAACGACGTCTGGCTTCGAAGTCGACAGTGTTACGCTGCCGGTAACAGCATTGCCGCCGCCGGAATTGGCAGCGGACGCATCGAGGGCGAGCGCCATTGTTCAGTCCCCGATGCTGCCTTTTCGCGCGGCGAAGTTCACGCTGAAGTCCTTCGCGGTCGCATCCAGTCCCGGGGGCCGCAGTATCCGCATGCGGTCGCCGGCCTCGAATTGCACGGCAGCGCCAAGCGCGAACGTTGCCACCGTGGCACCCGCCGCGATCGAGATCGTCCCGATCTCCGTTGCATTCTTGCGCACGGATAATGTGAGCGCTCCGGTAGTTGCTGTTTGCAGGCTTGCCGCCGATCCGATCAAACCTTCCGGCAGATAGAATCTGCGGTTGGCGATCAATGTGAACATCGCCGCGCCGGCATCGATGCCGACGCCGGGCGTCCCCGGAAAGAAAAAGCCGATGTCGTAGAGGTTCGGGAAGGGCAGGATGAATTGATAGAGCGCCTGTCCGGCAATTAGCCCGTCTGGATCGAATGCCGCGCCCGAGGTGTGCTCAAGCAGGGCCAGATAGAGGCCATCGTTGGCAGTGAAGAAATCAAAGACCGCGTAATCGTGGTTGCCTTCATAGCTTCCGGTGAAGCGAAAGGCCGCTTGCGGCAACGTAAATGGGCCGAACGAAGTCACTCCATCCGACAACATAATGGTCATGCGGTTGCCGCTGACCGTGATGTTGCCGATCTGCAGGGGCTGAGCTGGATTGTCCTCGACGGCTTGCAGTCGTTGCAGGAGATCCCAGAAATTCTCGTCGACCTCGACGGCGTTGAGGTTTGCGCCTTTGCCGGCGCCCCAACGCATATCGTCGCGTGTCCTGAATTTAAGCGACACCGTAAAGTCTTCCCTTCTAAAAGTCTGAGTTCAGCCGTAAGGCTTGAGGTACGTGGGTTGGGAGGCCTTGGTCAGATAGGGAAACGTCTGGATCGTGCTTCCGCCGCCAAAACCGTTGGAGCTGTCGCCGCCGGTCGATGAAAGTCCAACGCCCGCCACGTAGGCGTTGGCGGGATCACCCCACGGCGGCTCCTCAATCTCGATCGCCGGATATCTGCCGAGGCCGTTATAGGCAGCAAACCACCCATTCATTGTGCTGAGAATGAGATCCGCCATCCCTTCCGTGAACGGCCCGCTGGCGTCGTTGTGACGGATCGCGTCGACAAGCGTGGCGAAGCCGAAGGTTCTCGTGGAAAAGACCGCCCATTGGTGCAGGTCGGCGCGCCAAATGTAGGTCGTCAACGTCTGCACCGGGTTGTAGACCCACCATCCGGTGTATTCGGATTCGACCTCGCTTTCGGGCTCGCCGTGATCTGTCGGCCAATGGATTTTCGTGATGCGCTGAAACGTATCGAGCCGCACCAAATCGGGCGCGCGGCCAGTCGTCTTGATGATGGCCATGTGGAGCTTTAAGAAAAGTCCGGCTTTATCGCGATTTCTTCGCCGGTCGCCGCGTTCTTAAAAACCATCTGCTTGATGCGCTCGACATCGATGTATTGTCGTTCGTCGTCCGGGTTGGTGATGCGCACGGTCTCGGTTTTGCGCCGCGACTTATCCTCGTCCCAATTGATCTTGACTTCGAACCTCACGATATCCGGCGCCGGCGCCACCTTGTTGTCGGCCTCGCCCTGCCAGGCGATCTCGGCATTGTCGGCGTTCGGGGGCACCGCCGGCTGAACGGGCGCTAGCACGCGGGCGGTGAAGACATCGTCGCGTTGAAACGGCCGGACGACGCGTTCCAGGCTCATGCAGTTGATCCCGCCTCAAGGTCGATCGTGCGCGGAATCTTCAGGTCAGAAACCGCAACGTCGTAATCGGTTTCGAACGGACCTCCGCTCACCGGCACCATGCGAATATCGAATTTGTCGGCTGCGGTATTGAGCAGCGTGAAGACATCGTCAGTGCTTTTGGCGACCAGCGCCGTGTTGAAGCCGGGCAGGCCGTGGGCGCCGCCGGCAGCAATTTCCTTCAGCCCATTCAGGGCGGACTGTTGCGCGCCAACGCCGCCGGTCCATGACAACGAGCGGACGCAGCGCTGGCGGGTCATGCGGAAGAAGTCGACACCGTCGTCGTTCGGCGGCAGCCCTTCCTGGCTCGCATAGTTTACTTCGCCGGGGATCGGCATGACGTACTGGTTGTCGCGGCGTTGGTAGCCGTCGGTAACGTACCCATCCGCTACGTAGGTCGGGTCGCCCGCGACTTCATCAACCCTGCCGCCTTTGCCGACGCTGCAGCCGATCGTGATGGTGCCGACGAACGCGCCGGAATCGCCGTCCATGCTGATCTGGTAGGATTTTATCTTGCCGGCCGCTTCGCCACCGGGAAGGCGGCGATCGACGAGAACAAGGCTCTTGCGGCAGGAAAGTTCGAGGTCAACCGCCAGCGCGCCCGAGATCTCGAATTCGACGTTAACGGCGCGCGCTCGCGACAAGAGCTGCGCCCGCGCCACGCAGATCAGGTACTCGATACTCTGCTGCCCGCGCTCCAGGGCGAAATAGATCGACCGCCGCACATCGCCGATTGGCAGCGCTCCTTCCGGGTCGATCGGGGAGACGATCTCCGAAGACTTCATGTTAAGCGCGATCGCGTCATCTCCATCCGGCTCGGTAACGATGGATTGCACATCTGCTTCGAGCATGAAGGTGAGCACCTCGGTCCGGCTCCGCGAGGCCGAATACGAAAGTTGCAAGTCGCACGACAGCGTCCACAGCGGGACCTGCAGAATTTCGTTGAAGGCATTTGGATAGGGCGCCGGCGAACGCGGGATCGGCGTGCCTGACCACCACATGTAGATCGGCGACGGGTCGGAGATAAAGATATACGCGTCGCCGGGCATCTTCGTCGAAAACGTGTCGCCCGAATACTTGCCGCTAAAGGGCCAGGTGGCGTAGGTGAACCAACCGAGCGCGGGCGTACGTACGTCGCCGCGGCGGGTCGCGGACCCGGCGAGCACCTTCCAACCACCGCCCACATCATGCCCGCTCTTGGGCCAGTTCTTTTCCAAGCCCGCACCGGTAAAGGACTGGATCGTCGGCGGCACGATGTTGGGGAGCGCACCGGCCGCATTCTGCGTCCAGGTCACTGTCGCGGTCATCGTAGCGCTGCGGACGGGCGCCTGGTCATAGTTGATCCGCAGCGAGTCGTAGAACGCTTGGTCTTCCTCGATCGATAACGTGCCGTCTTCGCCGACCAAGATATTGGAGGTCGAGACTTGCAGCGATGTTCGATCGATGTGCCACAGCTCCGGCCGCGATTCCAAAACATTGTCCGGATCGTCGGCGGTATCGGGCGAAAACCAGATCGGGTCCCAGTAAGGTCCGACCTTCAAGGTCTCGGCAACGGCGGCCTTCTGCTCTTCGAAATCCTCTGGCCTTGCCACGAAGGCAAGCTTGACCAGTTCCTGGTCGAGGTCTTCGGGAACGCCGACGAGGCGCCCGAAGAACAGTGGCACGACATCGGCGCCGGGCTTTTGATAGGAGAGCCACGCCCAGACCTTGCGGCCGGGTGCGAGCAGGCCGACGCGGGGGTTGATGATAGTGATATCGAGGGAGGGAAAATCACCTTCGTGGTGCAAGATCGTAAACGACAGAATTTCTTCGTCGTCGCGAACATGTGCTGGACCGAAGCTCAGCTCGCCGGCGTCCGCCCACGCAAAGAAAAATGGACCGGCCACCTTATGCCTCTTCAAGATCGAGGGACCAGCTGATCGCTGCGCCGTATTCGTCCTCCTGCACGGCGAAATTCATCACGATCATCGTCAGCCGTGGCCGATAGATCGTGAAGGCGCCTTCCACATAGGACGAGCCTGGCACGACCGGCCGTGATGGCGAGCCGCCAACGGTCTTGTAGGAAAGCGTCGCCACGCAATCGACAGTCACTTGCTCGCCCGGCCAGATCCCATCAAGCGCCGGCGTATTCTGGTCGGTGCAGGAGATCGTGCTGCGGAATTTCCGGAATTGCGCCGCCGAAATGTCGATTAAGCTGCCGTTGACAGTGCGGCGCGTGTTCTGGGCGGCCTGGATCGGCGTCAGCGTCTGCGACAGCCCGCGCGCCGAATAGGGCGAGACCCCGGGCCCCGATATGACCAACAGCGTCTCGTTCGCCAAGATACATTATCCCTGGAACCAATTCGGTTTGCGTCCGGCGGAACGGACCTGTTTGGCCGAGGCAAAGCGTTGAAGCCGATCGACCACATCGCCCGCGGCAGTCATGGCAAAGGCTTCGCCGGCAATGTTGATGGTGACCGGCCGCAGGCTGCTGCCTACCGACACGGCAGAAACCGCCGCCAAGCCGCCGTCAGCGAAGTGCATTGGTAGCGGCACCAATGCTTGCAACGACCGCACGAGCCCGCCTTCGGCAAACCGCGCGAATGCTTTCGGATTGATCTGCATCCCGTTGAGCGCATCGAACAGCGAGAGCCCGTATTTGCGCACGGCTGCGGCGCGGACCACGAACTCGCCGTTCGACAGCCACGCCGGGATCGAATCGCTGGTCGCAGAGCCGGGCCCGAACACCGCGCCGCCGCGGGCGTAACCATTGCCTCCGCTCGCCGCCTGCTGCTGGGCGCTGAACGCCTGCCGCGCCGCCTCCGCGATGGCGTTCCAGACGCCGAGAGCGAAGTCCCGCAGCGACGCGAGAAAGCCGATGACCCTGTCGATGCCGGCGCTCCAAAGCGACGCGATGCTGTCCCAGGCGCCGACGACGCCATCAATGATCGCCTGCCAAGCCGATTGCGCGGCGGTGGTCAGTGTTTCCCAGAGGGCGTCCACCGAATCGACCCCCGCCTGCCAGGCAGCTTGCAGGGCAGCCCATAGCGCGGCGGCGCCGGATAGAATCTCGTCGGCCATCGATTGCGCCGCATCGAGGACCTCGCGCCAAGTCGCGCTCAGAAGCTGCATACCGCTCTGCCAGCGCGCCGCCAGGCTGGTCCAGAACGCAGCAGCACTGGCAACCACAGCTAGGAAGGCGGCATTGGCCGTGGCGACGATTTGTTGCCACACAACGCCAGCCGCCTGCACGAACGCCTCAAATTGCGCCGCGAGTCCGGTCGCAAGATTGGTCACAAACGACAACACCGCATCGAGTGCCGCTTGCGCGCGCTGCGCAAAGGTCGACCAGTCCACCGCGCGTACAAGCGTGACCGCAAGAAAGCCGATGGCCGCTCCGATGGCGGCGATCGCAACCGGAACGATGCCGATGGCGGCGATGAGGCCGACCACGGCAACGCGCAGAACGCCGAAGAGGCCGCCCAGTGCCTCGAATGCCACAAGCATGAGCTGTCCGACGGCGGTCACGGCGACGAAAGATGCACGCAGCACCCCGAAGGCGCCGACAACGAGCTTGATGACGTTGGCAAGTAGTGTGAAGGCACCCACCATCCTGGCAAGGAGAAGCACGACGCCGACATCGGCGGCAGTCAGCTGCGTGCCGAAAATGCGGTTGATCGATTCGGCAATGGTCTGAAGGAGCGCAAGGAATTCCTTGAACGCCGGGACGATGATGTTCTGGGTGACCTTTGCCACGGCCGCGCCGAGGTCGATGATCATTTGGCGCGCCGACTTGATCCAGCCCGTCTCGATTGCATCGGTGTCCCCGGTCAGCGCCCGGACCAGGTCAAGGAGCACCGGGCGAACGCGCGTCGCCAACTCGCTCGCCCATAGAAGAATATCGGTGCGAACACGGCCGATCGCATCAATGAGGAGCTCGGCAGCGTCGGTGATCGCCGGGGCAAAGATGATCCCAACGGAATTCTTGGTCGCGGCAACGCTACGCCGAAGGAGTGCCAAGGTTTCGCTCAGGCTCTTGCCAACCTCGAGCTCAGTGTCGCTCATGATCAGGCCGAGCCGTTCGGCGCGATTGCCGATCTGGTCGATCGCCTGCCGGCCGCCGCTCAACAGCTCGACCATCTGCGGGCCAAGCCGTCGGCCGAAGATCTCGACCACGCGTGAGGCCCGTTCGGCCGGTGTCGGCAGTGCGCTGATCTGGTCGGCGAGCGCCTTCAGCCGTTCGATCGCATCCTGATTGCTGGGCCCAAGTCCCTTGAGCGCCTGGTCGACATGAATGATGGATTCGCCTCCCTGCCGGACGCTTGGCCCGAACAGCTCCATTTCGCGGCGGAGCTTGTCATAATCCTGGGCGGCTTGCCGACCCGCGAAGCCGCCTTGCAGGGTGGCCTGGCGCAACTCGAGGAGACGCTGCTGATTGCCGTTGAAATTATCAGACTGTTCCTGGACCTTTTCGTTGATCAGCGAGAGCGCTGACACCAACTTGTCTTCGCTGCCGCCGAGTTGCTCGGCGGCGACGGCAAGTCTCTGATATTCCCGCGGCGAGGTGCCGGCTGCGATCGCGGCATCCTTGATCTGCTCCGCCGCGTTGGCTGCGGAGACTGAGATCGCAAGGAACGACGCCGGCACAGCCGATAAGACTGCGACGGATCGGAGCACGGTACCGCTGATCGACTCGAATGCGCCCGTCACGCCATCGCGAAACTCGCGCACGCGACCAAAAGCGCCCGAGAAAGCCGTGCCGACCGCCTGGACCGCAAGCCCGACCCGCGCGCCGATATTGACGGCCTCGACCAGCCGTTGCTGTGTCGCCTGGACGGCGCCGCCGAACTGCGAAAAGCCCGAGCCGCTCTGTGCAGCAGTACTTCCGGTCGCAGCGATGCGCTGGCGAAGCTCATCAACGGTCGTACTCGCGCGCTTGGTCGCAGCTTCGATTGCCGAGGCGGGACCGCTGAGGTTGACCTTTTCGCCGGCCTTTTGCAGCTGCGCGAAGGCGTCCTCACCGGCTTTGCCGAGATCGGCAAGCGCGCGCTTGACCTGATCGGAGCCTTCAAGCGCAATGCGTTGCGAGATCGTCGGGCGCGCCATATCAATCCGTGAAGTGCTTCAGATAGAGGTCGGGCAGCTTGGCTGCGGCGCGCCGGATCGCGTCGATGATTGCAAAGCGTTTACTGATGCTCGCAACATCGACGCCGACATAGAGCGGTACGAGTCTCACCGTTCCCTTGCCACTCGGATTGCGGCCACGACGGAGAAGCGCCAGCGAGATCGGCTTGCCGGCGCGCACGTCGGTCGTCCGCACGTTGGCGCCGAGCATCGCTGGCTTGCCCGGACGTCGAATAGTGTACAGCGGCATCCCGACTTGCTGCTGAAACTTTGCCGGCGGGATGCGCCGGCCGCCGGCACCGAACGGCGCATTGGGCAATGGCAGCCACAACAGCGGCTTGCCGTGGATTACGGCGCCCTCTTCGAACACCTGCGCGTAGGGCACCTTGTGATAGATCAGCGCCGCCGCCCGCATGCTGTCACGGCCCGGCGGGTAGACCTTCGTGCGCAACGCATTCTGCCATTTACGGCTGAAGCCGGCGGCCGCGATGCTGGCGCGACCGCCCGCCTTGGCGAGCTCAGCAGCTTCGCGCACTGCGGCGGTGGCGGCCTTCGCGATCGGTCGCTCGCCTTCTGTGATTGCCTTAAAGAAGCCGCCCGCCACCGCTGAAAGCGTTAGGCGCAACGGCATTTGTTCCGTCCATCATTAAGTCATCAATCGGCACTGATTGATGCGCAGTCGGTCATTCGAGTGGATGGGCAAAAAGTCGACGGCCGTGCTCTCGAACGGAAAGCGAGCCGAGAGACGGAATATCCCTGCCCTATGTAGGTCCTTGCGACGGTTCTATCGGTTGCATAGCTAGATAAGATCAACGTTGGTTTCGCCGTGACCGCCCGATCGAAATCAAGGCAATGACTGGATGAGAAAGAAGAACACATTATGGATCGCTGTCGGAGTTATTTTACTCGGTGCCGCGGCATGGGGGCCGATTGTGAGTAACGTTGAGCAGCCCAAATATGAAACCGTCGAAACGGCCGATAAAATTGAAATTCGCGACTACGCGCCCATTATCGTTGCCGAGACAGATGTGTCCGGAGAACGCCGAACGGCAATAGGCGAAGGCTTTCGCACCATAGCGGGCTACATCTTCGGCAATAATCTCTCTTCACAGAAGGTGCCGATGACCGCTCCCGTCACCCAGCAGGCCAGTGAAAAAATAGCCATGACCGCACCGGTAACCCAGCAAGGTGATGGCGAGACTTGGCACGTCAGATTCGTCATGCCCGCTAACTACACTATGGACACGCTCCCGAAGCCGAAGAATCCTGCCGTCAAGATCAAGGAAATTGCGGCTAAACGGTTTGCGGTGATCCGCTTCTCCGGATGGGCGGGTGAGGAAAGTCTGAAGCGTCGCACCGATGAATTGGACGCATTCATCAGTGCGAAAAATCTGCATCCCGTGTCGGCGCCCACCTATGCATATTACAACCCACCGTGGACGCTGCCATTTTTCCGCCGTAACGAGGTTATGATCGAAATTGCGCGTTAGTGACGCTGCAAATCTTCAATCTGTTTCTTGAGTGCTCGTGGGTCACCACGGGCAGCGAGTGCGCCGAGCGCGAGTTGTTCAGCGGCCAACCGCTTTCTGCGTCGCTCGGCGAAATAGAGCGAGCCCGCGATTTCGCGCGGCGTCATCGCCCAGACTTCGGAACGCGGGTAATTGGTGGCGATCAGGGCGTCGATGGCTTCGGCGATTTCGAAGCCGGCGCCGTAACGGATGGAGCGGCGTCGAGGATGCCGCCGAGCGCCGTCAACTTCTCGACGAAAGGGCCGAGGCCCCCCGGCAGCGTGAGCCGAAGGATAGTGGCGAGGAGATTGGCCTGGGCATCAATAGCGAGCTTGCCGGCCACCTCCTCGGCTTTTGGGTCGCCCGGATAACCGCACCCGGCTGCGATGATGGCGGCCACTGCGTCGCCGCCCATCGTCATCAACTCCTCGGCCTCAACCTCCTGCCCGCTCATCAACTTGCGCAGCTCAGGAAAGCGGCCGAGCAGATGCGCTACACCCTTTGCTGAGATCCCGTGTACGGCGACGGCTACACCCTGCACCTCGACGGTCTCGACGTTGGGCGCGATATCGATCAGGCCTACCATTGGAAAGTACCTCAATAGTTATAGGTTTTGAGCCATTTTCACGTGATCGACGGGTTGTACTTGGCAATTTGCCCCATATGTTGTAGGCAAGTTGCCGAAGTTCATAGGAGAGCCGAATGTCCTCGCCAACCCCGCAGCCGGTGATCGAGAGAGTTTTTCGCAAGCTAGGCGGCCCTCAGGCCCTGGGCAGTGACGTGTCTTCGGAGGCCGATCTGGCTCGCATCGTTCATGGTCGCATTCGGCTGGCCGTTCTCGCCCACGTCTTGAAAGCAGGATTTTCAAAACAGGAGATCGAGCGCTTCGTTATTCCGTCGCGCACTTGGAGGCACCGTAAGACGAAGAGACAACCTCTTTCGATCGAGGAGTCCGACCGCGTTGTAAGGCTCGCTCGCATTCAAGCCTTGGCAGAGGATGTGTTCGGCGATGCTGAAAAGGCCAACCGATGGCTTCGCGAAGGGTTGGGAATTCTAAATGGAAGCTCGCCACTCGAAGTCGCACGGACCGACGCCGGTGTTCGTTTGATCGAGCAAATTCTTGCGAAGCTCGACTGGGGCGCCGCCGCCTAGATGCGTCTTTGGCGGCTATCTAGTGAGCGGCGCGCCCGCGCCTTCGATGGCGGCTACGGGCTTGCCAATGACGGCCGCTGGAACACGCAGGGTCGCCCGGTAACATACTGTTCGACGGTGGTTTCGCTTACCGCGCTGGAAAAGCGCGTTCACGTGACCGATCCCGCTCTCTTGCCGGCACAGGTCCTTGTTACTTACGAGTTGCCAGATCGAGTTTCCATGCGAACGATCGGCATCAGCGAGCTTCCTTCAGACTGGACGGCACGCCAGACCCATACACAAAACATTGGCGATCAATGGCTCGATTCGGTATCTGAAGTATTGCTATTTGTTCCGTCTGTCATTGTGCCGATCGCAGACGTGCCAGATCGAAACGTGCTTATTAATCATCGCGTCGCGGACGCTGCTTTGATCAAGATCGCGGACGTTGCTCCGTTCTCACTCGATCCACGACTCTTCAAGCCCTGACGACACTTGCGGAGCTAGAGTTTACTGAATGTTCTGTTTTCTTTAGCTGTGATCACGCGCTTGCCGCGCCCTCACGCACCGTCCAGGTGCCGAACTTTCCATCCTCGTTCGACAACGCCTCGCCTTCGATCTCGATGTTGCCCCACTCGTCGGAGATCGGGTTAAGGCTCTTGCCCGGCTTGAACACGACCCGAAATAGGCAAATGTCCATCTGCGCGCCAATCTCGTTGGTGCCTTCGTATTTCAGTTCGCCCTCGAACGAATTGCGCGAAAAGATATCGATGACCTTGTTGCCGGCGCTATCGGTCTCGACATCGCCCAGGAGTGCCATTGCGAGGTTGTCGGCGGTCCACTCGTCCATGACCATAGTCACGGTCATCTTCTTCTCGGTGACCACTTCCTTATCCTTCTTTTTGACGCCCTCGCGCGAAGAGAAGTGCTCCAGCGTGGTGAGGTTCGGTGTGGTCTCAAGCGAGCTGACATTGCCGAGATCTCGGTAGGTCAATTCGCCCACGGCCTTGAAGCTGAGCTTGCCTTTGCCGACGTAGTAATTGTCGGTTGAAGGAGAGACGGGCATTGCGGGCCTCCAATCTGGATACGAGGTCAGAGCTGCTCTGGGCGCAGCACATAAGAGAACGAGAACTGCATGTTCATAGAGCCTTCCATCGAGCGACCGTGACCCAGATGCGTGCCGCAGCCGGCGTAACGCACGTGGCCGTTCGAGCCAGCGAGCGCGTTGAGCTGCTGATCGGCGAGGACGGCCTTGATGAGCTTGGCGCGCAGCGCATTGAGCGCGGTCCCGACCATTTCCGGCTTGGCACCAAGGAGAATCAGCAACTCGGGCGACATCTCAACGATGTTGGGCGCGCGCCCGGGATGTTCTCCGGCATGCTCGGCCGCGCTCTCGTCGGCATCGAAGATCGCGATGGCGGGGCGGGAGCGCTCGGAGATTTCATCCTGGTTGCGAACCGCGGTGGCGACGCCTTCAATCCCAGCGGCGATCTCGACAAGCCGCCGCAAGATCGCCTCACGCTTGTCCATTAATCTTCCTGCATCAGGATAAGACGAAGCTCGCCGGCGTTCTCAGTGAAGCTCTTGATACGCCAGGCCACACCATCGAGCGCCAATTGACCATCGACGAGGTCGTCGAACTTGATGCCGTTCAAGAGGAGCATGCTGCGGCGAACGTCGACGGCCGGCCGGATGGTCTGCACACCAATGGCGCCGCCTTCCTCGACGGAGACACCCTTGGTGTTGTCGATCACCTCAATGTCGTAGCTTGCCGGCCCGATCGTGAGCACCGCCGGTTTGCCGAAAATGTCGTAGACCGGGCCGAGCACCGCGGCGTTGAAGTCGATCCTGCCCACGGCTCAGTTGCTGGTCTGGATTTTGACCGCGAGGCGCGGCCGCTTATTGACCGGCAGCGGGGATGCCTCGGTCTTTACATCGATGGCGCTGCCATCCAGACGGGCGAGCTGTCGGGCATAGATCGGAAGACCCATGGTGTTCACGGTCTCGATCAAGTTCGCCGGCGCGCCGTAGGTCACGAAGGTGTCCATGGTGCCGAGCGGGAAGGCGATGCCTTCGTTTGCCGGGATCAGCGTCTCAGTCGCGCCGGTCGAGAGCGTGACGGTAGCGTTGTATTCCTCGAAGACGATGCCGGCGAACGGGAAGCGCCGGCGCGTATCTTCGCGCAACGGCTGCGCGCCGGTCGCCGTGAAATACTTGTACGCTTCCTCGACCTTGGAATGCCCGATCAGCTTGTCGAAGAAGCCGGGGCTCACCAGCGCCAGAACCCCGGTCATGGTCTCGCCCTTGAGCTCGACCTCGATGTCGCGCAGGACTTCGCGGCATTTGGCCTGCACGTTGGTACCGGCGGTCCCCAGCACGAAGTCGACCGATTGCTGGGCAAGCCCGAATTCGTCGAAGTAGTCGTAGAGCGCGACGCCGGCGCCGTCCTTGACGATGCCGCGCAGCGCGTTGATCTCCATGTATTCCCGCGTCTGCGCGTGCTTGGCGCGCATGCGGGTAAGCTTGCGCTCCATCACGGTTGCGAGCGGGTCGGCGGCATCGGCCACGCCGAAGCCGCGAACGCCCTGAATATCCTGCGGCGTGATGACGTCGTCGTGGGGAATCCACGGCACCGTGAACGACCGCATCGATCGCGTATCGCGGTTGGCGACGGTCGCCGGCCCCCCCAAGCGGCACCGTCGGCAAAAGGTTCAGCACGCCCTCCGCCTGCTCGATGATGACGCTGCGCTGGGTGACGCCCTCGAAGCGGAACAGGCCGAGCTCGCCGAGCCGCGTGTAGATGTTCGGCAGGATATTGATGGCGGTGGTCATCTCGGCGAGCGTGTAACCGCCTGCGTCGAAGGGATTGATCATCGGGGCCATGGGGTCTCCTCAAAAAAATTTGGCCCCGACGAGTTGTCGAGGCCCGGGTGAAGTGGACGGTCAGTCTCGTTGAGATCAGGCGGTATCGCGCGGGACGAGACCGGCCGCAGCAAGCTGGGCGTGTTTGGCGGCCTTCTTGCCGGCGTCGTTGACCGAGGCGTCGAACGCCAGGATCGCCTTGGAAAGGATCACGGGACCGCGTGCAACGGTGAGCCCCTTTTTGTCGACTGACGTGGCATCGACGGCCTCGATCAGGACGGCGACCGCTGACTCCGCGCCCTCATCGCCGGTGACTGCGGTCGCCGGGGACAAGCGGTATTTTCCAGAGGCGGTGATTCTGCCCAGCACGGACCCGATTGCGTAGTTCGTGCCGGATTTCAGCGTCACCGTCTCGCGGCAGTAGTCGCCATTGAGCTCATATTTGAGCAGGTCGCCGAGTGTCGGCGCCATCCTGAGTGTCGGCATGTTGGGTGCTCCTTTGAGGGATCAGGTACGAGCTGAAGCGGCGCGCTCCTTTGCGCGTCGCACGATCGGGCTTTCGCCGGCAGCGGGCGCCGACGGGGCTGCCGCAATGACGCTCGTTGCCTCGGCGCGCGAGGCAAGCGTATCGAGGACCGAGCGGCGCAAGGCGTTAGCCGAAATCCCCTGGCGCATGGCGTCTGCGGCATCGATGGTGACGCCAAGCCGAGCGGCTTGTGCCGCGAGCGCAGCGACCTCTGCGAATTCAGCACGCAGCCTGTCTGCCGTATCGGACGCCGAAACCGGACCAGGTTCTCGCACGGGCGTGGGTTCGGGTGCCGGCGCAGGTTCGGGACTCGGCAGCGGCGTCTCGGCCACGTCAGGCGATGCAAGCGCCAGCTCGGGCTCCGTGCCGGTGGCTTCGGAAACAGGTGCGTTTTTGGTCTTTGCCATGAATGGACTCCTCTTCGGATCTGTGACCGTGCGTGTTGCCGTGGCCTGCTGGTCGAGTTCGGCCGTCATGTCCGCGATCGCGGCATCGAGCGTGCCGACCCGATCGGCAAGACCGGTGCGCACGGCAAGTTCGCCGCGATAAATCGCGGCTTGGGTGCCGCGAACCGCCTCCGGCGTAAGACTGCGGTTTTCGGAGACGAGGTTCGCGAACTGCTCGTAAAGACGGTCGATGTCGTCTTGAATCGCGCCCCGGGCCTGATCGGAAAGCGCCTGATGCGCATTGCCGTCGATCTTGTGGTCGCCGGCAAACACGAACGACCAAGCGAGGCCCGCCTTCGCATCGGCACCACTCTCATCGACGTGAGCCGCAACGACGCCGATCGAGCCGACCTCGCCGGTTTGAGTGACGTAAATCCGGTCCGCGGTGCTCGCGATCGCGTAGGCGGCGGACAGCGCGCTTTCGCTCGCCACCGCCCAGAGCGGTTTGTCAGTCGCGGCCTTGAGCGCAGCGATACTTTGAACCAAGTCGAACAATCCGCCGACCTCGCCTCCGGGCGAGTCGATTTCGAAAATGATCCCGCGGACGCCAAAGTCCTCGAACGCGGACGTGATCGCGTCGCCAATCGCGCTGTAGGACGAAAGACCACTCGCCGCCGATAGGTAGCCGGAACGGCTCACTAGCGTGCCGATGATCGGCACCACGGCGATTCCTTCGGCCGTGATCGAGGCTCCCGGCTCAGGAGCGGGATCGAGCTGGATGGCCTGGGCCACAGTGCCGGCAAGGCGCGGGGCGAGTGCGCCGAGGATCACCTCGAGCTTGGCGCGCGCGATCATGAGCGGCGTCCCGAATACCCGGGTCGCCACGAAGGGAAGATCGATCATCTGGAATTGTCCGTAACGATGGCGTCCGACACGGCGCCGGGATCGCCCGAAAACTGCGTCGTATTCGGCGGTACCTCTGTCGCGAAACTCAGCCCCAGCCGCTTCTCGCGCTCGCGATCGCCCGCGATCTCGGCATCGACTTGTTCGGCATCAAAGCCTCGCTCGGCAAGCGCCTGTGTCCTGCTCTTGAGGCCCGCGCCGATCTGTTCGATCTCGGCGCGCGCGTCTTTCAGCGGATCGACCCAATCCCACTTCGGCGGCAGCCAATTGCAAGCGAGGTATTCGCGGCGGCGCTGTTGATAGTCCGGTATCTCGATCGCGCCTGCGAGCACCGCGGTGTCCATCCAGCGCGCCCAGACCTGGCGGCACATCTGCCAGACCATCACCGCGTGTTGGTAGGCCTCGATGCGTCGGCGAAATTCGAGCAGCGCAAGGCGAGAATTGGAATAGTTCGCCCGCAGCATGTCGTTCGACAGATAAGCGTAAGGCACGCCGAGAGCGGCCGAGACCTGCAACAGCGTGCGGTACTGGAACGGCTCATAGGTCTGGCCCGAATCGGCCGGGACTGAAGTCTGCACCTCTTCGCCCGGCTCAAGCATGGTGATCTGGCCAGGTTGCAGATCGATAGTCCGCTCGTCGGTCTCGTCGCGACCCTCGGCTGCATCGAGCGGTTCAGTCGGTGCCGGCGTCGTGATGAACAGCGCGTGCATGGCCGCGACCTTCTTCCGATCGAGCTCGGCATCGTCGTACTGATCGAGCAGGAAGAGCTTCACGATGCTCGCGGCGAAGCGCGAGACGCCACGTAGCTGCCCGGCATCAACAGGATCGATAATGTGTACGATCTCGGACGCGGGAATGCGCACGATCTCACCGGCGAGGCCGGGGTCGGTCACGTCGCCCGGATGCCGGCGCAGGAAGTGGTAGGCTACGCGGCGGCCGATCGGATCGAATTCGATGCTTTGGCGAATGATGTTGCCGTTCGGCGCCTGCTCATTGCGATAGAGCGGCAAAAGCTCCGACGGGATCATTTGCAGCTGCAGCGGTACGGTCAGTCCATCCTGTGGTCGCCGCGGGCGAAACCGAAAGAAAACCTCGCCGGCAATAAACACTTCCCGCGCTGCGCGCCGCTGCTGGCCATAAAAGTCGGTGAAGCCTTCGGCGTCGGCCTCGTCGGTCCAATCGAGCCACAGCTTCTGTACCTGCGCCTTCAGGTCGCCATCCGGGATTATAGAGGACGGCTTGATGCCGGCGCCGACCACATTGCCCGCCCAACTCTCAATCGCGTTAGCGGCGTAACCGTTGTTGCGCACGAGCCAGCGCGCTCGCGCGGTGATGTCGGGGCCGGCAACGGCGATCAGCGTGTTGAGATGCGCGCGGCTCGGTTGGAAGCCTTTCAGTCTGCGGTTTGAGAGCCCCGCGTCGAAGCCTCCGATGAAGGCGCCGGCACGGCGCCGCAATTGCCGCAGCGATCCGAGCACAGCGTCAGAGTCCTTTCGAGGCGGATGTCAGGATGCGCCGGCGACGGCCATCACTGCGCGAGCGCAATGCGGCGTTCCAGATCCGTGATTGCCGCCGCCATCTCGGCGTCGGTCGCATAGGTGACGCGGCGGCCGTCGATCTCGACTGTGCGCAGGCCGCGATACCGAGCGGCGAGAAGCGCCTCAAGTTGCGCCGTCATCTCTTCGATCGTCATGTACGGATTACCTGCTCAGCTCAGATAACTTGACCGGAACACCCGCCGGCCGCGGCGTGCAGGCGAGCGGCGCACGATGCCGGCGATACTCTCGGAAGCCACGTCCAATTCCGTCGTGACGTCGTGATCCGGGTTTTCGGTCGCCCCGACCTGCTGTTCGAGATCGCGCCACATCGGCTCGGTCCATCGATCAGCGCCAGCGAGCCAGGCGGCGGCGCGGGCATAGACGCGGCAATCGAGCGCTTCGTTCCTTTCGCGCAGCTTCTGCCATTCGAGCCGGCTGAAGCCGCGCTTGGTTTTGATCGTCACCAACTGCTCGGCGACGAGCTGCTTCACCCATTCGGCGTCAATGCCGCGCGGCAGATGGATATAGCCAACCGGAAACTTGCCGCCGGCCGCGAGTTCTTCGTCGGTCGGCCTTGCGAGACGCAGGAAGCGGTAGGTCTCGTTCTTGAAGGTCGCGACTGCGACCGTCCACAGCCGGGCCCCGCGCCGGAGCCGTTTTCCGCCTTCGGTGACATCGACGTGCGTCGGACCCGCGACCGGAGCCGGCCGATTGAACCCCTCGATTCCCTTGATGGCAACGACCTGGGCATGGCCGACGGCTCGGGACCACGCATAAACCGCCGGCGCCTCGTAGCCGGTGTCGATTGCGAGCTTTGCGATTCCAAGTCGAGCGCCATTGGCGTGCGGCCAGGTACGGTCGAGTAGCTCGCTCAGCGCCGACCAACTCTCTGCTTGCTCGGGCCCACCGTCGATCACGATGTGATCGACGAGCCAACTCTCCAAGCCGCGGCCCCACGCCCAGACGTCGACCTCGATGCGATCTTTCTGGACATCGGCGCCCGCCGTCAGGAACAGAGCGCCGGATGGCACCGTGCCGAACTGCCGGTCGTCGCGCCGCTCATAAAGGCGCTGCCAGTCGGGCGCCTCGCCGCGTTCCTGCCAGGTCTCGCCAAGAAGCGTGTTCTTCGCGGCCTTGAGCGCCGCGTCGTTTCCCTGCGCTTGCTCCCATTCGCGCGCAATCGTCGCCCACGATAGCCAGCCGACCGGCGAATAGAGCCCGGAAATATGAAACCCGACAACGTGCGGATCGGAGCATTCGTTCGTCGCGCGCCATTCGCCGTCCGCCAGTATCGCGGTCTTGTGGTGCTCGGCGATGCCGCGGTCACAAGACTCGCAAAGATACTCGGCGGTCTCGGGCCGCCCCTTCTCCCAGCGCAGTCGCTCGAAGCGAAGCCACTGCATTTGCCCGCAGTACGGGCAGGGCACGAAGTATCGCTGCCGGTCGCTCGCCTCGTATTCACGCTCGATGCGCGAGAGGCCATGGATGGTCGGCGTCGACACCAGAAAAATCTTGGTCCGGTGGCCGAACGTTCGCGTCCGCGCCTCGGCAAGTGCGACAGGATCGCCTTCGCCTTCGACATCGCCGTCGTAGGCATCGACCTCGTCGAGAAACAACCAGCGCGCCGGCATCGAGCGTAAGCCAACTGCGCTGTTGGCGCCGGTGAGTACGAGCTGTCCGCCGGCGAAGCGCTTGGCGAGCACCGTGTTGCCGGAATCGCGCGAGCGCGCCGGCAAGATCAGCTCACGCAGCTCGGGACACTCCTCAACGAGTGGCTCGATGCGTTGTTGCGACAGCCGCTTGGCGAGATCAGTGGTCGGCTGCACCGCCAGGAACGGCCCGGGGGCCTGATGAATGCAATAGCCAACCCAATTGTTGCCGGCCTCGGTCGCGCCAACCTGCGCGGCTTTCATAAACACGATCCGCCGTGCCGGATGCGACGGCGACAGCGCGTCCATGACCGCGCGCAGATAGGGCGTGCGCGCGGTGCGATAACGGCCCGCCTCCGACGCCGCTCGCGACGAAAGAATGCGATAGCGGTCCGACCATTCCGAGACGGTCAGCGTCGGATCTGGCGTGAGACCGCGCGACCAGGCGCGGATGAGGTCGGCTGCGCCGTCGTAAGTTTCACCGGAGCTCGACCCGAACGTCCGAGAGCTCGGCAAGATGCTGTCGGACATGCTTGTCGAGAACCGTTTCCATCAGGTGGGCGTCGACGCCGAGCTCGGCCGCGATCAATGCGGCGACGCGCGCCGGCCACTGCACCCATGAATCGCGTTCGCGCCGCGCCAGCGCGAAGACCGTCGCCGTCGCTTTCGCGCGGTCGATCAGTTCGCCCTTGAGCTTGCCGAGCCGCAACCGGCGCTCCTGCGCCTTGATGACCTCGTTCGCGGTGCGCGCGGTGACGTAATTCATGCCGCCGGCAGTCGGCGACTCGCCGGCTTCACGCAGCGTGTCGCGAACGGCTTCCACGGCTGCCGCCGGCACCGGCTTGATCGGGTCGAACGGCGATTGCGTCTCAGGAGCGCGGGCGCCTTCTGGCGAAGGCGGTGCGCTGCGCTGCGGGCGCTGCTGCGCTGGGTCGGTCCGACGCGTCCACGCCTGGTCGGCCTTCACAACGTCAATCGTGCCATCAGGTTCAAGCTCGATGCGGCCGGAAGCGATTGCCTTGCGGATCGCGTTCTCCGCAACACCGCGATGGCGGGCGTAGGCTCTACGGGAGAGACCCATGCTGCTCTCGTTCTCCCGGCATGCTGACAGAGCAGCGCACCTCCAGTTGCTCGCACCGGGCGGTCGAGCCTGACTGCGCTCGCCCGATCAACCGGAGGAGCCGCCAATGGCGCGAGTCTGCAAGCCGCATCCAGCCGATGTCGCGAACGCGAGGATCGTCGCCGCCACGGTTCGCTTCGACATTGCGCTGTTCCTCGGTGTTGGCCGCTACGCGACCGATGCCGCGGCAACGCTGGAGGAAGCGCGCGCCAAGGCCGCTCGCCTTGTCGCCATGCATCCGAACGGCAGGCGCCCGCTCATTTACGGCGTCACCGCCGACGGTCGATCGGGTCTCGTCACCGAAACCAGCATGTCCATCAAGGAGGACCCGATGAGAACATACGCGAAGAAGTTCAACGCCAAGCGCGCCGCCGAGGCGGCTGGCCACAGACCGGACGATGTTGAGATCGTCAAAACCAAGGACGGCTACACGTTTCGCGTCAAAGTCGGCACGTCGGCCGAGGGGAACGCCCAGGCGGCCAAGGCCGAAGCGGCGCCCAAAAAGGGCCGAAAGCGCGGCAAGGCCGCCGGCAAGCCCGAGTCGGCCGCGATGCGCCCGCTCGGTAAACGCGCCGCGATTGAAGCGGCGGCCCGCGACGGCAAGTTGCCCCTGCCGCCGGATTTTTCCGCTGAGACGCACAAGCGATTTCGTAACAAGCTGCAGAGCGTGGTCGACCTTGCCAAAGCCAGCGATCTCAAAGGTCTTCGCGCATTCGAGATCAATCCGGTTAGCTCAAGCCCCAAGGCGATCGCGCGGTATCGCGACCTCTGCGTCATCGCGCTTGAAGCACAAGCCGCCCGTTAG